CCCCACTAGTTGCTTCTGCTCTGCCACAGATTCCAGTTGCTTCTGCTCCGCCACAGATTCCAGTTGCTTCTGCTCCACCGGCTATCCCAGTTGCTTCTGCTCCGGCGGCTATCCCAAGTGCTCCACCTCCACCACCTTCTGCGAGTGTTGTGGGTGTGACTGGAACAGAAAATCAACAAATTCTTCAAACTCAAGCACCTCCTTTCGAGGTTCCTTCCTAATAGTTTGTTTCAAATTGGTACAATCTATGTTCACTTTTCTATTCTAAAGGAGTAAGAAGATGGCTAATCAGTTGCTTACAGTCGAAGAGGGGAGAGAAAAGATTCTTGCCTCAGTGCCAGTGAAAAGCCGAGTTCAAAGTAAAGCTTTGAGCTTCATTTCATCCGACAAGAATACGATGAAGCTCAAAACAAGCGATGGGCTTCTTCTCACATTTCCATGGCAGCATGGTCAATGGTTGCGTCGTCGATATGGTATTGATCCTGTGATGTTTGGCAAGCTTCCAGAGTCTCTTCAGAGACAATGCTGGGAGCATCTTATGAATGAGGATATTGAGCTTGCTCTCAAGCTTGAAGGCACTAAGGTCATTGACATTCAAGCGGCAACTTCCGTTGAAGATGTCGATTATGAACAATGGGTTGACACAGCAATTGAGAAACTCAAACCAAAAGGTTTCAGCAACTTCTATCATCACAAGAATAAGTTCGGTTTCGGTCTTGTTCTCGAAGAAGCAACAGAACCAAAGACACGTATTGGCGATGTGACTCAAGTTGGCGTCTACTTTAACTTGAATGGGCATGTTGAAGTTGCTCCTTACTCATTGCGTCTTGAGTGCACCAACGGCATGTTACGTGAAAGACTTTCACGTTTCAAGTATGAGGTCACTCTTGAGGGTTTTGAAACTGTTTCGAATAGCGTCATTTCTGAGTCTCGTATGATGGTTGGCGAAATGATGCATCTCACAGAGAAGAAGCTTGAAGATGCCGGCTCTCTTGTAGGCCGTCTTTCCAAGATGCGTATTCTCACTGGCCCTCAGGTTGCTCGCGTCACAGAAGATCTTGCTCAACTTCAGAGTGAAGCTACAGAGTATGATCTCATTCAAGCAATTACTGCACATCAACATCAAGCTGATAGTGATAGCAATAGAAGTCTTGATTGGTTGGTGGCTGGTGGAAATGCTTTGACCCATCTCCACAATGATCACTGCAGTAAGTGCGGCGTGATTGTAGCTTAATCTTTCCTTGGAGAGCCCTCTGACCAGTTTGGATAAAGAAGTCAGAGGGCTCTTTCTCTTTAGGCGGTTCTTTATGGCCTCTGTTGAACAAGTTTCAAAGTTGATTGCTAGCCTCCAGAAGGAATATGGACTTGGGAGTGCTTTCAAGCTGACAGACAGTCCTATCTCTGATGTGACAGGTTGGACTGATACGGGTTGTGCCGCTATCAATGACATCATTGGTAGACCAGGAATTCCAGATGGTCGAGTTACAACAATCATCGGTCCTCCTTCAGTTGGCAAGACAACTTTAGTTGCTGCCCTCATTACTAGCTTCCAGGAGAGAGGTGGCCTTCCGTTTTTAATCCCCGCTGAGCCATTTGATAGAGATAGGGCTATCGTACTTGGGGTAGACCCGGAGAACCTGGTTATCCTTGATGCTGGAACAGTTGAACATAACTTCTCAATGATCAACCACATCTGTGAAAACGCTCCAGGGGGGGACACTCCAACTCTCATTCTATGGGATTCATTTTCCGCTAGCCCTACAAAGGCGGAACTTGACGCAGAACCGGGGTTTGAAGGTAAAGCGATGGGGGAACATTCAAGGTTGGTTAGTCAACAGATGAGAAAGTTGCAATCTAAGATGGAGGCGGGCAATATCTCATTCGTTGTCGTATTGCAGTCAAAGTCAAAGATTGGAATCAGTTACGGATCACAAACCACTTATCTCGCGGAGAAGCCTTGGCATTTCTATTCTTATGTTCAGCTTGAACTCAAAAGAGTGGGCAATGTCAAGCGTGGTGAGAATGAAATTGGAATCAAAACGAAATTCATCTGTAGGAAGAACAAATGTGGCTCTCCCTTTAGAACCGCAGAGGTGGAACTTCTCTTTGAAGATGGCTTTGATTCAACTGGAGGCATACTCGAGAAAGCAATTCAGAAGGGAGTCGTTGATCTTGGAAAAGGCAAGGGCCGATTTGTGCTCAAGTATGATAATGGCACAGAACAAAAGTTCACTCGCCGTGCTTGGCCCAAGATACTTAGAGAAAATCCTGCCCTTGAAGAGCATATCAGAGGTCTTTAGGCCTTTAGAAAGGAAGCTATGTTAGTCTTAAGTCGAAAAGTGAATGAGGTCATTCGAATTGGTGACAATATCGAGATAATGGTTGTTGCGATTCAGGGAGATCGAGTTCGTTTAGGTATCAATGCCCCCCGAGAAATTTCTATCCATAGAGAAGAAGTCTATCAAAGGATCCAGGAGGATAAACGTGCAAGTTCAGGGGACTGAGGATGTCAAAACGGGGCGCATGTTGACTCTCACTTTAGAAGCCGATAGAGCTTCTGATGAGATTCTTCTTTCCGAACTTTACCAATGTTTTAACCCCGATTCCGAACGTATCATTATGATCATTGGCGTTCGCGATCAACCAGATAAAGTATTCCAATGGATCCCTGATTTTGAGGAGGATGGTGAGCAATGAAGCTCCTCATTTTTGCAGATTGCCACGCACACGCTTTCACCCAATTTGCCACCGGGGGTGAAGGCAAAACAAATTCAAGACTTCTTTCCACTCTTGACGTGATAGATGAGATTCGTGAGTTTGCTTTAGCTCAAGGCATCGAGGAGGTTATTTGTCTGGGCGATCTGATGCATAGTGCTTCTTCTTTCAGGTATGAGCACTTCAACGCTATCTTTGATTGCATCAGTAGATTCAAAGCAGGCGGACTTGCTTTGACTCTTATTCTTGGAAACCATGATCTCATTGGACGGACTGCAGACTATGGTTCAAAGATTGATGCATTCAGAGACGTTTGTCACCTAATCACTCAACAGCAGCAGTATGACATATTACCAATCACAATGGTGCCATACGAGAAAGACTTTGCCAAAGCTGTTGATCAGCTTAACTCTATTCCCGACAATCACATCGTTTTACATCACCTCGATATTGTTGGTGCTGATACCGGACATGGTTGGATTAGTGAGATAGGCATTGGCAGAGATAACTTTTCTCGTTTCAAACTTAGTCTTGGGGGCCACTACCACAAGAGGCAGTCAGTGCTTGAGAACTGTTATTACATTGGCTGCTGTTGCCCACAGAGTTTCGTTGAGAAGGATCAATTCGGTTGCTTTATTACATTAGACACTGAAACACTTGAATTGATTTGGTATAATACATCAGCCCCTGTTTTCAGAGAATGGAATCCAGAGTTGACAACCAATTTCTCAAACTTTCACAATAGCTACGTTCGGGTGAAAGCAGAACCTTCATCTGATCTTGAAGCTGTGTTAAGACAATCAGGTGCACTTAGGTGGACTTTTGTTCCAGAGAAATACAAACAGAAGATAGTTCAACGTCAGAGTGGAATTGATGTTGATGGAGATTTAATGGGTGCCACTAAGACTTACGTTGAAGCTCATGGCTCCCACCTCAACAAGGCCGATCTCATAAGAGTTGGCCAGGAATTAGTTAAGGAGTCGCTATGAAAGGCTATAGCACAGTAATAACTCCTTATGGGGTTTACGATTCAATACTGCTTGAAGGGGTTGAATTTGGAGTGGCATCTAATGCTTTATCTAATGTGGGGTCTCTTGACTCTTTTGCTATGGTTTTAGAAGACGGTTCTTCTGTTTATATGAACAAAGAGATGATCGGTAAGTCTCTTTTCTTCTTGAAGGAGATTGAAGATGACCGGCAAGTTTAAGATGCTCCAAGATGGTGATTACACTTATCACTATTGTGGTGATAGGCTTATGATGACTCAACCAATTTGGAAGAAAGAAGACCACTTCAAGAGAATTGATCCATCTTGGATCCCAGACACTGACTTAGGTTGTTATCCTGAAGATAAGCCAGAGAGCGGAAACTGGCATCTTACTTGTAATTCCTCTCACCCAAAGAAATGGGGTTCAAGTTATTGGATACAGAAGGAGAAGAGAGAGCAAGAGAAGTTGCTTCTGATTCTCCCTTGTAACGCTGGAGTAATTCATGCCAATTACTTCATGGGGGGTAATCCCAAATACAACAACATGTGGAAGGCTTTCGATCTCAATCACAGAGACTACCGAAACAAGTTCTGCATCGCTGCTGTTGATTGTCTTATTTACTGCAGCGATGTTGAGCGCTCAAAGATGCCGGGCTACAGAGATGGATTGGGTTCTCTCGTATTTGAATGGGAGATGGATAGAATCAGAAGCGAAGTTGATGAAGGCATTCCAACAGTTGACTCCTTTGTAATGAATGCTATGCAGGAGTTTAGTTCAAAGAAGAAGAGGGGGCATGCACTCACTTTCATTGACTATCTCGAAGTCGGATTGAAAAGAGCTTTGGACTATGGTTTTGAAACCATCTACGCTCATCTTACCCCTTTCGTTTACCGTTCAGCATTCATTGCAGCGGTAGAGCGGATGCAGATTTGGGATAAGGTCTTCATTCCTGAATTCCGTAATATGACAACCGGAGTTTCTGCCCAGAAACTCTTTCATTGGTGGCTTAGGAATGGAATGAAGGAAAGAGGCATTTACGATCCTCTTCATCTTCATGTTACAAGGAAAGCCAAAGCAACAATCGACGTCTTTCCTGAATTGCAGTTCTGGAATCTTCCCCAGTTTCATCACAATTGGGAACCAGAGTTTTGGGAAATTGAATTCAAAGGCAAGGCGGATCTCTCAAAGAAGATCTTGATGACAACAGAAGAATTATTGTCCTTCACTGGAAATGAAGAAGACTTCAGATACTTCAACATTCCGCCGAACATGACACGTAGCAGTCTTCCGCCTAAAGGTTTATTCGGTGATCATCTCACTGGCAAGAGGTATCCGTGATATGAAAAAGGAGAAAAAGGATGATAGGAACAATAGCTTACTATGGGGGAATTTTGATTGGCATTGCTTTGATAGATCAGGCGGAACACTTTGTTCCTAAAGGATGGAAGGCATTGCCAGAAGATATCAGAGCAGTGATCATTGGGTGGATTTTCACAGGAACATTAAACACAGGACTGTGGTTTCTGATTCACAAAGTGATTTTGGAACATTGGGAAGGGATGAGAACCGGGGATAAACAAGCCCATGTGTTTCTGTTGCTGGCGACAATAGTTGCAGGGCCATTAGGAACTGTTGGTTATATGATTTGGTTTCTGATGGCAGCACTTGCTTGGTTTGTCAACTATATTGTGAAAGTGGTGTGAATAATGGGCGATGAATCAGTGTGGAATCAAGTAAGAAATTGGGGCGCCAGACAAAAGGGGTTAAGGTCTACCACGACCGGAGTTGAGCATTTGTTGACACCACAAGAGAGGAAAGAGAGAATGGCTGAAGATACAAAGAACGCAGATAGACAACTTTCTTCTTTGGCAGAAGAAGAGCTGTTGCGACGAAAGAATCTTCTAATACCCTCCAAAGAAGAAGAGTATTACGAAGGACTAAGAGCGCAGAATCAAACTATTGAAGAAACAAAACTAAAGAAGGAAAGCCGCTTCATTGTGATGTACAACAACACAGATAGCGCAGAATCAGATGTGCTTGCGCGAAGTCTTTCTCATAAAGAGAAAGCTCTCATTGAACAGTTTTGCCGTTGGGCTCAACTCGACGACTTCGAAATTGAGTTCACCTTCAAAGAGATTGAGGAAGAATGAAACAGTTCAAGCAGCTTATTTCAATGAGGAACATTCAACAATACAGGAAAGGGAATGCTTTTATCGGCGAAGTACTCACCAAAGCAATACTCAAGAATGTAGCGGCTGTTGAACAGCAACGGAACAGAGGCTGTTGTAAATGTGTGACTCCTCTGTTCACTGCTTTCGAAGATCAAGACCCAGAACCCAGATATGCGAAGATCTTCTCGCATGATAAGCTTGAGGATGAAAATAATGTTTTTGTGATTCAATCGTACATCCTTTGCCAAAAGTGTAGTGAAGATCATGAAGTACATTTTACTCGATAACAATAATATCTTTTGGCGTTCTGCTTGCGCTGTTGATAAGAACATCAGCTTTGGCGCAGAATATGGATCTCTGAGGACGTTCATCTCAATTCAGAGAGCTTATCCTGAGCATAGACTTCTTTGTATCTGGGATTCGATGTGTACTTGGAGAAAGGAAATCTTTCCTGGCTACAAACACAAAGACTCTAGAGATGTAGGACTTGATCGTAGTGATCTGTACCGGAGAATGGATTACTTTCGAACCATTCTCTCTCATATCATGCCTCAATACGAGGGCCCAGGATGCGAAGGCGATGATATAATGGCAGCAATGGCTTATCTTCTTCAGTCTCAAGGCCACGAAGTAATCATCTTCTCAAACGACGTTGATGTTGAACAACTTGCTAACGACAACGTTTCAATTCTTCGTCCAAGATTAAAAGCTCCCCCAGAGCTTCTAACCAAAGCAGACATTTGCAAAAAGTGGGGAATCATTCATCCACTTCAACTCATGTGGCTCAGAGCTTACACTGGCTGCAAGAGTGATATAGTGCCAGGTTCTAGGGTACCCAAGAAGAAGCTTGCCGCCATCGCCCCTTTGCCTATGTGGGAGATTCAAGATCCCATAGCAAGAATCAAAGCTGAGTTTCATTTGATGGCAAGAGGGGCTGAGGATACCTTGACTCCAGGCTGGAAGAAGAAGTATCAGAACTTCACGAAGAGAGTTATTCGCAATTATCGTATTATGTCCTTGACTCCAGCAAGATCTTGTTCTGAGATCATTTGCAACTACGATCCTGACTTCAACAGTTTTCTTGATTGGCTTCGCAAGACAGACATTGTCACTTTGCAAGGGGATATCATTTCATACTTCGGTACAATCATTGAGAATGACCCGTTTGTGAAATCTAGCATTCCCTGGCAGTATGCAACTTATCAACAACTCATGAACTACGAGAACGAAAAGTTCGGGGATCTTCTAGATTGGAAGGAAGAGGAGAGAGATAATCAGTGACTTTCCATGAACTCACACTCAAGAACTTCTTTAGCTTCGAGGAAGCAACAGTTCCCCTACATAAGCAAGGTTTGGTGACTATTGTAGGCAAGAATCTCGATTCTTCTGTTTGCGGAAGCAACGGGGCAGGGAAGTCAGCTTTGATCGTTGATGCTTGGTGTTGGGTCCTCTTTGGGCGCACACCTAGAGGGCAATCTGGGAAATCTGTTGTCAGGAGAGGTGCTGTTGGGTGTGCTGTCACACTTTCTTTCTATGATGGCCAACAGTATTGGCATGTGACACGTTATCAGAATGATCCAGATCAGAAGAATAACATCGTTCTTCTTCGCTCCGATGGGGAGGAGTGGATTGATGAAACTCTTCATGACAAACGAGACACACAGAAGAAGTTAGACTCCATCATTGGCATTCCCATGGATGTCGCTCTCAGCGCTGTCATTCTTGGGCAAAATAGTATCGCTTTTGCTACAATGACAGATGGGGATAAGAAAGGAGTCTTGGAGACTGTGCTTCAGTTTGACACATTGAACAACGCTTCAATGAAGGCTAAAGCGCGTTGCGGAAAACTTCGCTCCGAACTGAATTTGGTCACAGGGAAACACGGTGGTCTCTTCGAGTTGAGAGAATCTTCACAGGTCAAGAAGTTTGATACTGAGAAAGAACAACATTCTTGGAAGGTAAGACTTGAAGAACAAAAAGCCCACGCATCTGAGCAACTCGAAAGCCTTAGCCAACAGCTGTTGCAGTTCAGAGTTGAGTGCTTCAAGTTAAAACATGATCTCAAGACAGCTTTAGACTCTGAGAAGCAGATCAAAGATGACTACGACACCGCGGTCAAGATTCAAGGTGAAGCAAGGGTTAAGGTGGTAGATCTCGAAGCCACTCTTAGGACCCTCCTAAATCAATTCATTGCTCCAGTTCGAACCGATCTTGAAGGAGAGCAGAACGAAGTTCGAAGAAAGCACTATCTTCGGAGAGATCAACTCCAAGGACAAATAAAGGAGTATGAGGAAAGAATCCTAAAACTCTCAAATGGTCTTGAAGCAACTTCTTGCCCCACCTGTAACCAACCTCTCCCTCAAAGCAGTCTGGTTATTTCCCACTTGGAAGAGGAACTTAACCAAGATAAGGTGAGACTCGCTTCAGTTAAGGAGAGCCTGGGAGAGGCGGGGAAGGAGATAAACACCGATCTCGAAGCCATTCAGACAAAGTACAACTTTGAAAAGGATGCACACTCTAAGGAAATCGCGAAATATGATAGAAGTGTTAGCGCTACAAAAGAAGCCCTGGCAACTGCGCGAAATGAAGCAACAAAACTTCTTGATGAATTGATGCCACTTCAATCCCAAATACAAAAGATCAGACAAGATCAAACTGATCTTCAACAACAACTTGATGCATACAACCGCCAGATCTCTTCTGCTGAATCAACTCAGAAGGGGTTGGAAGATCTTATTCAATCTGATCCTGAAGATCCTTATCAGAGGAGTATTGATTTACTATCAGCCGAAATCAACGCTTTGACAGATAGTCTTGAAGATCTTGTTCTCAAAAGAGAGTCTCTGAGCTATCAACTAGAACTTTACGACTTTTGGGTTTCAGGTTTTGGGAAAAAAGGGATTCAAAGTTTCATGCTTGACTCTGTGATTCCATTCCTCAATGAAAAGGTTGCAGAGTATAGCAAGACTATCTGGGAGGGAGAAACTCACATTGAGTTTGCAACTCAGAAACTTGCGGCAGATGGTAAGACTCTTCGTGAAGACTTTCACGTCATTATTGACAACAACTCAGGGGCTAACGAGTATCTTGGCAATTCAGCTGGAGAAAGAGAGCGTATTGACCTTGTCATCGCCTTAGCTGTGCAGGATCTTGTGATTAGCCGGCAGGGGGTAGATTTCAATATGTGCGTCTTTGATGAGGCATGTAGGTTTCTTGATCCGGAAGGAGCTGAGGGATATCATAGAGTTCTCAGGCAACTTGCTCAGAAACGAGATTCCATCTTCGTTATTAGTCACTCTCAGGAATTACAGTCTCTCTTTGGCAATTCTTGGGTTGTGTCCAAAGAGAACAAAATTTCAACTCTTAGCCTGAATTCCTAATCTTTGTTCCTATTGTTAACAGTTCTTTCAGTATAATCTTCCATGAGAACAGCAATTCCAAATTAGTTTGGATATTTTATCACAGAAAGCGGAGAAGTCTGGTCGAATAAACAATGGACACATCTAGAAAGAGAGACAGGAAATGACAATTGATGCAATAACAAAAAGATCAAGAGGCAATCCAGGAAAAGCAGGCACTCTTGAGAAGCTTCTCCTGAAAGCTTTTGATGGACTTGAACCAGGTATCCTTGAAGCTCTTAGCTGCAACATCGAGAAGAACATCTTCTCAGGTTCTAACTCAGCAGACGTGTACAGAAATTACAAGGTTGGTGACATTAGGATAGTCGAGGAGATCTATGGCTTCCTTCAAGAAGATAAAGACCAAGCCAATGATCAGAAGGACGTTTCTAAGGATCCGCCGGCCGCCCAACCAGCTTTCGCAGCAGTGGATAGTGTTTCAGCAAGACTTGCCACTTCTGTCTTTGATAGTGAATCCCCAGCTACGCCTCCACCTCCACCAACACACTGAGAGTTTGATTCTTCTTATCCCTGACTCTCTTCTTCCAGTTGTACAAGATCTTCTTGAGCAGAAGGAGATCTTCATTTCAGTCGAGGAAGGAGTCTTAGACCTCAGACTTAGGCAGGTTATTCTGAGTGTGGAAGACCTCCTTTTGTGAAAGTTATGGCCAAGAAGAAGAAAAACGGAAGAGCTATTGGCGCCTCTTACGAAAGGCATTGTGCAAAGCTTTTTACAGAGTACTGGGGTAAGGGGCAGTTTATCAGAACAAAGAATTTCCAAGTCGTTGGGACTGAGAAACGACTTGCTCATGGAGACATCGCTTGCGTTATTGGGGAGCCTTTGATTCTCGATCAAGATTTTCCTTTTAGCATTGAGTGCAAGAAATCAGAATCTTGGGACTTTCAGGAGTTTCTCAAAGGCAATCCTTCCCTTTTGATCAGGGGTTTCTGGGAACAATGCAAACGCGATGCCGATCTTTGGGAGAAAGAACCCCTTTTAGTCTTCACAAGGAATTTTCATCCTGATTATGTGATGATGAAGTCCGCAGTTCTTAACTGTTTCCGAGAGGATCTCTTTGAAAGTTTTGTACATCCTCACTACTTCGATTTCAGGATGAATGGGGATTTTGTTACAATTCTAACTCTTCAAAACTTCTTCAACGCTCTTCAGCCAATTGCCAAGGAAGTATAATAGTGACAGTATACAGTGAGCTAGTGCTCCATTTTGGGGAGGATATGGCACTTCAGATTTGTGCTAAGTTTCAGGGTAAACATTACTACTTTCCCAAGTTGAATGGTGATCTTCGTTGGATCAACTCAGGGACGCAAGTAGTAGCAGCGATAAGAGATCTCTTTGCACGTGGTTATTCCATCGGAGAGATTGCGCGTTTGAAAAGTCTCAATCAGAGCACAATCATTGCAGTACTTGAAGCAAGTTCAACAAAGCATGTTAGTTCCACTCGAGAGAAGCATGAAGGATAATTTGAACTCAGTGAAGAGTGGAGTTCATAGCAAGACTCTCTTTTTTCCTTGCTCAAAGTGCGCAGCTAAAGATGTTTGCCCTAAGTTCAATGTGGATGAAGAAGGCCTTTGTTGGTATGAGAAGAATGATGTTCGGCCTGATCTTAAGACTGCTCAAGGGATTCTTGAGGTTCTTGAAGAGAAAGCAAACTTTGACTATATCAGGTATCAGCGTGGCCTTAGATTCAGGGCCTCTATTGGCGATGGTACTGTTGACACTGATCTCACTTCTTTATCAAACTCACTCACTCGCAGCCTACAAGTCTTGGCCGATCTTGGCGTAAGGTTCGGCGTCATTGAGACTGAGAAGATTGAAGAGGAGAGCAAAGGCCACATTACTGTGGATCAGGTCAATATTCTTAATATCTCCCGCCAGGAAATTGAGGAATGTCAAACATTAACCAGAGACTTGGAGTTATTGAGGAAGCAGCAAGTAGAGCTTTCGAAGCAGGAGCAAATCTTGACACTGCCCAAATTAGCGAGCTCCACAATAAAGCCAAAGACCAAAAGCTAGCATTAAAAGAAGCCGTTGCGCAAGGGCAGATTGAGCTGGCTCGGACTCATTTCAAGTACTTTGCCCCGTATGTGTTGAGGGATTCTCACACAGGGGATCCTATTTCTTTGTCTGAGCAGCATGAGGAATGGATTGACCACCTTTATGAGTACATGAACTCAGAGTACAACATTGGCGTACTTGCCTTGTTTGGATCTGGTAAGTCATCATTGATGGTTATTGGCCTTGCTCTTTACTTGATTGGGTTGAATCGCAATTATCGAATTGGCATTGTTTGCAATTCAGATGAGAATGCCACTAAGCGCGTCCAAGCAATTGGAGGTTACATTACCAGAGATAAAAGATATCAGGAAGTCTTTCCTGAAGTGGTTAGAGCAAAAGGAGAGCAGTGGAGCCAACATAAGATTGTTGTGGAGCGTGATATCATCGCTCCTGAAGGATCAATTGAGGCATGCGCAATTGATAGTACAGGTATTGGTAGCCGTTACGACATTTTGATCTTCGATGACCCAGTAGATCAAAAGGATAGTATGAGTGAGGCTGTTCGCAAGAGTCGTATTGAAAAGGTTAGCAATACCTGGTTTTCGCGTCTTGAACCTGGTGGCAAATGTGTTTGGATTGCCACTAGATGGCATAAACATGATGCAACTCACGAGCAACTTATGAGGTCTAATTGGAGATTTCTTGTTCAAGGAGTTTCAGAAGACTTCTCGTATCTCTCTGAACCTCCTATTGAATACATTCACTATCCATCTGTGGCTCATAGAGAAAACCCAAAGAAGATTCCTCTTTGGCATGAGAAATGGCCAGAAGAGGAATTGAGAGCTCGCGCTGAGGCAATGGGTCTTAGAGCTTTCAATAGAGGTTATCGTCAACGCCCTTACTCAGATGAAGACACACTCTTCAACACAGCAAAGGTAATGGCAGCCATTGATTGGAATGCAGTTCCAGAAAGAGCTGTCCTAGACACTTGGCCTAGATACTTAGGTGCAGACCTTTCTGGCGAAAAGAGACCAGGCACAGTTATCACTGTAATCGCTAGGGATCCGCTTACAGGGAAGAAGTATCTTGTTGAAATTAAGAGAGGTAATTGGGGATTCACAAGGAAGACTGCTGATGTTATCGTTGAAATGTTTCAAAAGCATAAATGCACATTAGGTTTTGTAGAAAACAATGCTGCTCAAGAAACCATGCTTGCTTTGATCAAAGCTCTTCATGGTTGTGATATCGCGTTGAGGGGGTACACAACCGGCAAGAATAAGATGGATCCTCTCGAAGGACTTCCAGGACTTGCTGTCGAATTTGAGAATGCTACTTGGACTTTTCCTTTCGGAAAACCAAGTGTGGTGAGTCAAAGAAATCAAATTGCTTCTTCTCAAGTTGCTGAGATCGTCCTCATTCGGGAGCTAATCGGTTGGCCACATGAAGCGGATTCTGACTGCTGTATGTCACTATTGTTTGCTTCAAGAGCGGCCTCATTTGGGAGAGGCATTGGAATTCCAGGGATTTTCAAAGGTACAGGACAGAGTAGAGTCTTTGGCGAAGGCGGAATGAGAGAAAACTATTTTCAACCTACATCTAATACTCGCCAGTTCCAAGGCAAGCAAGTTTGAGGCAGCGGACTTCTAGTATAGTCTTTTACACAATATTGGCCGTAGGATATACTTATGTTGTCTCAAGCTCCACTTGATTTAGTTCAAAAGGTGAATGGTGTTGATAAGCACCTTGAAAGTGCTTTTCGTGCTGGCTTGAAAGATATGCACTCTTTCGCCAACAGAAGCTCTGGTTCTCAGGGCTATCAATTCTCTCACAATCTAAGGGATAGTCTCACTTCCCCTCCATTGGCTGGTAAGCGGGTTAATCAACAAAGCCCCTATCAAATCGCTCAGGGTGGTGAAGTAATTCTTGTTCCAAGATCTAGTGCTTTGAATATGAGACTTCGGAAGAAGATGAGGTGTGATCCTCAGATCGCTCTCGGCCTTGCAGCGATGAAAGCGCCTATTATGGCAGCTTTTGAAGCAATTAGAGTTGATTGCAAAGACGATAAGATTGCAGCCTTCGTTCAGCACTGTCTGATGAATGAGAGTGGAGGCATTCTTCGTCGCATCGTTTATACTTCTCTCAAGAGCCTTGAATTTGGCTTTATTGCCCATGAGAAAGTGTGGGCCAATAATCAGACAGTGAAGTTTGATTGGATGGATCCAATTGAAGGAAAACTGAAATCAGTCTCAATGCGCAACGCAACGGTTCTCGAAGATGTGTGTGATCTTGATCCTGAGTTCACTGAGGTAATTGTTGATGGCAAAAAGGGGGACTACCTTGGTGTTAGGTATGTAAGTGATGACAATCAACGATTAGATGCCGAGAGAACTCTTCTTGTCACACACGACAAAGAATTTGGAGATCTTCTTGGACGCCCTGTTCTTGACAATGTTCACAGAGCTTGGCAATGGTGTGACATTATCTATCTGTTCACTAACAGATATTTCGAACGCAAAGCTAGCCCCCCTATCAAAGGCAGAGCCCCCTCTACAATCGTTGATCCCGCCACCGGA